AGGCATACATCGGTATCTTTTCAAAGAACAACATTTTTAACTCTAGATGGGATGCTCAAAAAAACAGATTTAGTAGAACAGCATTACAAGTCTTCTCCTGCTTATTATTTACTTAAAAATGGTTCTAGGATTTATTATGGGGGATTAGGAGATGATGTTAGTGCTATAGATAAACTTAAATCAATGGAACTTGGTTGGTTTGCCATAGATGAGGCATCCGAGACTACGGAGAGTTATTTCTTAATGCTTTGCTCACGTCTTAGATTGCAAGTTCCAGGGATTAAGTATTTTGGGATAATGGGGACAAATCCAGATCCCGGATGGTTAAAACATAGATTTATAGACCAAAAATTAATTAACCACCTCTTCATTCCAGCATTGCCAAGAGACAACAAAGACTTGCCAGATGATTACGTTAATGAACTTGAAGAGGTATTTCCCCGAGAGTGGCAGAAACGCTTCATAGAAGGTGATTGGGCTGCATTCGAGGGAACAAATAACGTGTTTCCTTATCAAGCAATATTAAATGCTTTTGAAAAAGATATAGAACCGGGTGAACCAATAGAACTTGGTGTTGATGTTGCTCGCTATGGAGATAATGAGAGTATTATTGTATTAAGGCGTGGTAATAAAGTTGAGCTTTTAGATAAAATTCCTAAATCTGACTTAATGTATGTTACTGGAAAAATCATACAGAGAAAGAATGAATATAATCCTACAGAAATTAAGGTTGATGCAGATGGGATGGGGGCTGGAGTTGTAGATAGGCTAACGGAACAGAATGTTAATGTTCTGGAAATTCATGGTGGAGGAAAGGCACGTGATAGCGAAAGATTTGCTAACCTCAAGGCAGAGATTCATTGGGGATTTAGAGAAAGATTGCTTAGTGGTGATATTGATCTTCCAAATGACATGAAATTAAAGGCTCAATTAACTTCAATAGAATATAAGGTTAAATCTTCTGGACAATATGAAATTGTATCAAAAGAAGAGATGAAAAAGAAGGAGATAGAGAGTCCAGATAGAGCAGAGGCGGTTATTTATGCTTTTGCTGAAATGGACAAAGGCTTTGCAGGTTGGTCAAGGGAAGATTGGAGATGAATGTGGCAAAAAACAAAACAATGAACAAAGAAGAACAGAACTCTGAACAAATTGTAAATCAAAATGAAACAAAAGAAATAAAGATAAGTAGAAGCATGAAAATAAGGAGTACAATAAGAAAATACACTAAAGACATGACCGATGTTCAATTTATGAAGCGTAAGGCGGCCAGCCAGAAGGGACGGATAACGAAGTTGGAGGATAATGTCCATAAACTCCAGCATCTTATCAAGGATGATATGCTTGCTCTAATTGATTCTACAACGGTATATAAAGGAAATTTATATTCTACTTATGAATCTGCCATAGCGGAGATAAATAGAAAATACAATGGAACAGCAGACTGGGGGGTATTGCAGACAGGGAACATTATTGATTTGAGGGCTGCCTTTATCATAGGAGATGGCATAATAATATCAGAGAAAGAACCGGGAGAAAAGCCATCGCCAGAGTTGAAATGGGTAGAGAATTTCTTTAAATACAATGATCTCGATAGGGAGGTTGCCCAGGAGTTTACCAAAGAGGCAGAGATTGAAGGTAAGATTGCTTTGAAATTGGCGATAGAAGAGGATAAAGAAGAGGATGAAGAGGTAGATGAGAAGGATAAGAAATGGAGGGTATCTATCCGATTTATTAGTTGGCTAGATAAAAAGTATGAAATTGTACCCAATCCCCTAGATTATCTTGATTATCAGAAACTCAAATGGAAAGCTACGAGTAAATACAAGGCAGAAACGCTTGATGCCAAAGAATTCGTTTATAAGAAATTCGGAGGGCGGATAATGAATCCGAATGAGGCTGCTCCGAAGATAATGAAATGTTTGACACAGATAGAGAACTTAGATAAGGCAGAAAGAGACTGGAGGGAGATAAATAATATATTTGCAGGACCGATCCTTGCTGCCGAGTGTGAGACTGATGCAGAGGTAAAGTCAACAAAGGAAGCACTTTCTGATAAAAATTGGAAGATAAAGAAAGTATTTATTGCAACATCGAAGCTTTATTATGCCCAATTTGATATTAAGGGTGTAGAATCAATTGAGAAAGAGATTGTTAGTTTGGTGAAATTAATAAGTGGTACGACTGGCGTTCCTGTTCACTGGTTGGGATTTGTGGATCTTATGTCAAACAGGGCAACGGCTGAGGATCTCATAAATATGATAAATGGTGCAACAACCAAGGAGAGACAGACATGGATAGGTGCTTATGAGGAAGTCATAAAAAAGGCGATGGTTATGTGGAATAATGCTGCCGAGAAGGGGATGAGTAAGGATAAACAGCTCGATCCCGATAAGATCAAAGTCGATATCCCGATCATAACCAAGATGCACTATGACCGATTGGAGAAGATATTCTTGCCTGCCTGTATAGCTGGTAAGATTTCCGATGAGGCTTTCCTGGCGATGGTTCCCGGACTTGATGTCAAAGCAGAGATGGAAAGGAAGGAGGCTGCTGAGGAAAAGGAAGTTGAGCAACTTAAAAAGGACCTGAAGAACAAGGAAGACAAGGATTTGGAAAATAAACTGTTTGGAGGAGGTAAGAAAAATGCCATTCCCGAATGAACATGCCTGCAGACTTAAAGAACCTGGAGGATTCCAGAAAGGCCGATTTCGTAGAACTTCTAGGAGAAGTGGGGGGAAAATATATCATATAATAATGGGTCGCCTTAAAGGCAAAACGACCATGACAGAGCAGGCATACAGATATCCCAAAGGTTCATGGTCTGCTAGTCAGGCGAGAAGCCATTGCTCTGAACATGATGGTCGATTTGAGGCGGCCGGGGGTGATTAATGTGTTGTGGTAAAATGATAAAACTTCCCAATGAGAGAAAAAGAACTATGCTGACAACAGGAGATATAAGCATAGATTTAGATAAGGAAAACAAGGAGAAAAATAATGATTACAACAAGGGAGATAAACGTGAATCTAAACAAAGGTAAACTTAAGCTCAGGCATGTAAGCACAAGAAACATTAATGCTGGCGTAAGAGTTGAGCCCCCAAAAGAACCAATCAAACCACGGGGCGTTACTACCACTACGCTTCCAGATGTTGCGGATATAGCCGAGAAGAAGAGGCGCGATGATATTGCAGAAGAGAGGAAGCTTGCCATGAAGGATGAGAAAAAGATTGCTCAAAAAGAGGAAAAGAAGGTGGGAGCAGAGATCATAACTGCTCCAGCTATCGTTAAGGATGAAGAAGGCACTCCTGTTCGTTTAGATGAGATTGGTAGTCCAGCGATTGAAGTAGAGGACGAAAAGAAGCCCTGGAAAGAGATGACGGATGATGAGAAGAAAGTTGAATATAAAGAACGAGCCAAACGTGCTGTGGCTACAAGGGTAGCAAAGAAAAAGAAATTACAGGATACTGCTAAATATGCAAACTTGAGGAGATGATGGCACAAGACATAAATTATAGCCCAGAACAGCATGACAGTGAATCACCAGAAATTACTTATTTTTATTGGTGTGAAAAATGCTTGGATTATCATGGAACAAATCGGTGTCTATATGAAGATAATGATTATTGTCCTCATTGTGGGCAACTTATGAGATTAAGGAGATAGATGTGAATGTATTGCCAAAATGTGAACCTATTATATTAACTAAAGAACAATTAGAAGAGGAAAAGAAGAGAGCAATGAAAGGAGAAAATCTTGGTTGGCCTTACTCTCCTGCAATACAAATTATCCCAAAAAAGAGGAAAAAGAAATGAAATCCACAGCTAAACTTCAACAAATGGCATCATCAGAAATAATGGATATTATCCCCAAAGATGTTTATGAGGAGATTAAGCAGCGAGATCCACATCCACTATTTCAGGCTTATATCGTAGGGCATGAAGGTGAGGCAACGGGTGAGGTGGTGGGTGTAGGGACGAAGATATTGAATTGGTTCTCCTCGGCAATAAATAAGATATGGAAGAAACTGAATTATGGAACAAAGGTGTTTCATGGCCATAATATAGATTCGAGCCATGAGGGACGGCAATCGATAGGAGAGGTTGTTGGCAAGGCGATAAAGACGATTAAGGATAAAGTCAATGCCATAGCCATTATGTATATCCATCCCGAATTCAGAGATTTGCCACTTAATGTGGCCTCGATAGAAGTTGATGTGGATATTAATCCAGATGACAGCGTTCATGATGTGAATGTTGGAGATATCACAGGAATTGCTTTGGGTAATTCGGCAGTCGAAAAGCCTGGATTTGCAGGGGCCACACTCCTGTCTCAGATTCAGGCTTTTGCGAATAAATCAAAAGTAACCGATGAGCGGAAATGGCAACTCGGTTACAGAATCACTGGCCGGGGAGAGCGAAAGCTCAAACTAGCAGAGGAGAAATAATGGAAACAATCACTATCGGTGAGGTGAAAAAACTTATCGAGGAGGAAGGAATCAGTCCATCTGATATATTTGGGCGCGATTCCCTGATCGATGATCCAATTGTCAAGGGTTATGTGGATGAACGCGAAAAAATGGCTTCATCCGGTGAGTACGCCCACAGAAAACGTACGGATGTCAAGTTCGACGAATCAAGAGAAGAGTGGGAGAAAGAGAAGAAAGAGAAAGAAGAGGAGATCAAGAAACTCAAGGTTGAGGGTGCAAAAAGAGACGCTACCGAGCTTTTTAGCTCAAAGATTAAGGAGCGGAAAGTTGACAAACAACAGGAAGCGTTCCTTAAATCAAAACAAGGCGATTTTTTACCCGAAGATCTAGAGAATCTTGACAAAGAAGTGGATAAGTTCATGGACACAAAGCTGGAAGAGTACAAAGAGACGGCCAAGATATTTGGACACAAAACAGATGAGCCAAAAGGTGGAGAATCAAAGGGCGGGGGCGAGCCTGGAGAGGGTGGATTAAGCGAAGATAACGAATTAATACCGGATTAACGCGGAAAATTACGGCAGGCAACACAGCCGATTGTCTGGGTGGAAAAAATCCAATAAGGCTGGAGTAGAAAATGGCACAATTTTTAAGAACAGCAACACCTGATGGAGATTGGCGTAGTTTCAAATTCACCCATGCACTCGTTCCCGACATAACGCTAACCGAGGGTTCGATTTATCAGATTCAGGACACAATTGGCGTTCTTTTTCTCGATATCCAATACACTACGGCAGGATGCAAAGATGCTAAGACAATCAATGCGGGCGATGAGGGAGTTCTCATTTATCACGCAGAGAAGATCCGGGTTGACAAGATTGCCTGCGCTTTCCTTCCGGGAGATGTAGTCTACTGGACTGGAGTTCAGGGATCGCCAGTCACTAATGTTTATTCAAGTGGCGCAATCTGGATTGGAATTTGCGTATGGGCAGCAGCGGCAGGCGATTCGACTGTTATAATTGACATGAAGGGCGAAGTCGGTCTGTGGATAAGGACGGAGGCATAACGAGATGAGAGGACAAATAATAAAAGACTGGAATAAAGTTGATCATGTCAAGTTGTTCGGTGGAGATTTTGGAGAAGGACAGGACATTCAGCATCAGAGAGCAGTTCAAAAGGCACTTCAATTCTTTTTTGCTCTACCCAATCAATTCGTCCCTGAAAAATTTGCTGATGATGAGAAGTTCCTAGAGAAGAAGAAGGGATATGACAAAGCCAAAATGCAGTATTTTGCCACATTGAATGATTTCCCTGCTACTGCGAAAGAAGTTGTAGATAAGTATCATGAACTTGCCGTATATGACAATGGTTTTGAGCAGATTTTCAACATCCGTGATTTTACCGGATCAAGAAGAGATGGTTTTTCCATTGATACGATACGGGGTGGTTTGGCTTTCAGAAAGATGCTGACTGGTGAGAAACTTCATGTCTACCAGTTTGAGGGAGAAAGAGAGTTCGTGTATTTCGACTATTATGGCGGAGCGCTCGGATGGGATAGGAAGCTCTTTGAAAACCAAGAATGGTGGACACTTGAAGAGAATGCAATCGAATTCAGAAATGAAGCATACCGGATCAGAGCAGCTACGTTTTATGCCTTACTCGAAGCTGTAGCACCGTTGAAGGCAGTTGACATTCCCTGGCAACAGGGTCCCGATGTACTTATACCTGCAACCAGGGGCTATCGAGCCCAAAGAGATGCCGCAACTATGAATCTGGCTGCCCAGACAATTCTCCTGGCATGCCAGGCTAGTGGTTATGGTATTTCGGCAGAGAATGTATCGTTCATTATCCTCGCACCAATCCAGTTGAGAGCGCGAATCAAGCAGGCTCTTGGCATAAGCTACGATACGGCAGACCGCGTAACCACTGTTATTGACTACAATTTCACCACAGTCATCACGACCATGCTTGCAGCGACAGATCATTATTGGGTGATTCTTCCCAAGAGAAAAATCGTTGGCGGAGATAGAATGAATCTAACTACCTATGCTAGTTTCGATATGCTTTCTCGCACGGACTCAGCGGCCGGATGGATGGCCTTTGCGGGTGCAGTTGCAGATATAGCTCAAATGGAACGTTGCGATATCGTTTAGATATCGATTAAGTTGAATTAGAGAGAGGGGTGAGAGCCGAAGCCTCACTCCTCTTTTCTTTAAAAAGGAGAACATTATGTCATTTAAAGCATCTGATATTAAAGTAACAATTAAAATGAAAAGGATTATTAATTTATTTAAATTGTTAATTTTATATCGAATTCAGATAGCCAATTTAAAATATCATTATTTCTTAGCTTTTTGGTGTGTGTTCTCAATTAGATGTTATTGGCTTAATTTTCATAAATCATATCCTTTTTTGAAACTAAGGAGAGCATCAAAATTTGAATAGGAATTAAATGAGGCAAGGTAAAAATTGGGGATACACGACTGAATTCTTTCGCAATGCTATGGTCAGTGCCCATCATCTTGAAGTCAAAAAAGGTGGATACTGCTCAGAACATCGCCATGAACATAAATACAATCTGTTTTATGTCATTTCAGGAACATTAGAATTGACAATCTGGCGCAATGGTAAAACTCCAGATGTTACGGTTATTGAAGCAGGACAGTCAACTGCAATATCACCTGGCTTTTACCATAAGTTTAAGGGGATAACAAAATGCGAGGCTATTGAAATATATCAGGTCCTATTAATTGAGCCAGACATTGACCGCAGAACCGTAGGAGGCGTTAAATAGTGACCATAATAACTACATCAGATACGAGAGTCAATAAGATCGTAGAAGAGATGAACAGAAGAAGGGAAAATTGCAGGGTTGAGAAGAAGAAGCGGGATATGATAAGGGCGAATTGGAA